TTATTTTTTCTGAGTTTTTCGGTATGCAATCACTTTTGAGCGATCACCTGTACGGTCTGCCTCTGCTTCAAGCTTAGCCAGTCGAGTGTCAGCCCCTCCTGCCGCACCTTCTAGCTCATGCGTTTTAGGCTTCGGCTTGTTTGAGTTGCGTGATTTGGTCTTGGACGACATTTGCTGCTCCATTAAGACGATTTGTTTAGCAAACTGAATGTCATCAAGTTTTGATAATCGCTCCAGTTGTGCCGGTGAGTTTTTACCAAGCGCGTAAACCACTTTGGCAGGGTTATCGACTAGCATTTGCAGTAAGCCTTGTTTTTGCTCAGACAGCACATCAACAACGGATAGCTCTATCTCGTCATAATCAGGTGCTTTGGTCTTAATTGCGTCAACATCGGCTTTATAGCGTTCGTGATACTGTTGGTACTTTTGCCGCTCGGCGTGTACCTGCGCATCAACCTGCTGCTTTTCTGTAAGCCACTGCGCGTAGTCTTGCTCAAACGCGTCACTGTCATAGTCATGGTCATCAAGCGTCGGCTTCTCGCGTAACACTTGCTGCTCAAACTGCTGTGATTCGCGCTGCTTTAATTGACGCTTAAGCTCGCGGTTTTCCTCT